AGATTGTATGATCCTAGACTTCACATTTGCAATTCATTGGATATGAATTACTATAATGATGGGCACACCTATCATTTTTATGAACCAGAAGAAAATATGTTAATTATTTTCCCATCTTGGATTCATCATATGGTTGAACCGAACAAATCACACGAGGATAGAATTAGTATTTCATTTAATCTTACAGTCTCGGGATGACTTAAAAAGCGCCCTGGTCGGGATAAGCGGAACCCCCCCTTATGTCAAAAATAAATATCTTAAGATACATCGGCAACATTCTTCTCATTCTTGGTTATCAAATCATGCTATGGGGAGATTTCAAATATGGACTATTGGTAAAGTTTATTGGTGGCGCTTTAACTATACCTTTTGCAATAAAATTAAAACTCTATGATGTTTTGATTTTATGTGTTTTCTTCTCAGTGAATGAAATTGCAAAACTGTCCCAACTTTTCTTAGTTTTTCAAAACTAAGTGGTGGAGTCAAATTTGACCCCTTAGGTTTCTTGCTTCCTAAAAGAGCAAGTGGTGCGGATGGGACTCTCTCCCGCCTGGTTTCTTGCCTCCAGTCAAAGGGCAAGTGGCGAGCCTGAGTTACAGAGGCGGGTTGCATAAACCCACCTTTTTTAGTATAATAAAAAGAAAAAAGTATGACGGTTTTAGTTACAGGTGGTGCAGGATTTATCGGTTCAAATTTCTTGCACAATGCAATTGACTGGTTTGCAGAAGATATTGTCTGTGTAGATAAATTGACTTATGCTGCGGATTGGAAAAATATTCCTGATCCAGTTATACTCTACACAGTTGATATTTCAAATGAAGAAGACTGTGATTATATTTTTGAGAAGTATAAACCAAAAACAATCTTTCATTTTGCCGCAGAAAGTCATGTAGATAATTCTATTCAAGACTGTTCGGAATTCATTAACACGAACATAAGCGGGACCGTAAATCTTTTAAATCTCTCCGTAATGTACGGAGTAGAAAAATTCATTCATGTTTCTACTGATGAAGTTTATGGATCAGTAAAAGATAAACCATTTACTGAGACAACACTGTATGATCCAAGAAATCCATACTCTGCATCTAAAGCAGCGAGTGATCATTTTGTGATGGCATATCACAACACTTATGGTCTTCCTGCCATTATTACTAATTGTTCTAACAACTACGGACCAAGGCAACATAGGGAAAAGATGATTCCAAAGACAATCACCAATCTCTTAGAAAATAAAAAAGTCCCTGTGTATGGTGATGGAAAACAAATTCGTGATTGGTTGTTTGTTCAGGATCATTGTGAAGCACTTCTAACTGTTTGGAGTGGTGGAACGGTAGGTGAAAAATATAATATTGGTGGTGATCACGGTATGACCAATATTGATCTAGTAAAACATATTTGTAGTGCCTTAAATAAGAGTGAAGACTTAATTGAGTTCGTTGAAGATAGACCAGGGCATGATAGAGTGTATGCTACAGATGCTACAAAAATTAAAGATGAACTTGGTTGGAGACCTTTGACTACTTTTGAAAACGGTATAGAACAGACAATTAAATGGTATGAAAGCAACAGAAATTAATTTAAAGGATGCTTACATCATCACTACTCCAAGGTATGAAGATGAGCGTGGATTCTTTCTTGAAAGTTTTAATCTAAAAAAGTTTAGAGAAGCAACTGGAATTGAAAGTGAGTTTGTTCAAGACAACCACTCAAAGTCATCTAGAGGAGTTTTGAGAGGACTTCATTATCAAATTCAACATGCTCAGGGTAAATTAATTAGATGCACTCAAGGTGCTGTCTATGATGTAATCGTCGATATTAGGAAAAGTTCTCCTACTTTTGGAAACTGGTTTGGTATAAAGTTGTGTGAAAACAACATTCATATCTGGGTTCCTCCTGGATTTGCTCATGGTTTCTACACTCTTACAGAAACTGCAGAAATAAACTACAAACAAACTGATTACTATTACCCTGAATTTGATAGAACCCTGATGTGGAATGATCCACAAATTGGTATTGATTGGCCAGTAGATGGGATTCCAACTCTTTCTGCTAAAGATCAAGTAGGAAAATATCTTGAGGAGTGTGATAAGTATGAATAAAATATCCGTTTATGGTGCTACTGGTTTTATTGGTGGCACCTTTTGTGATCTCTATTCCGACGATGTAATTAAAATACCAAGAGATCAGAGAGAACCAGAGTCTAAAAATATCTTGTATTTGATTAGCACAATTTCAAACTACAACGTATTTGATAATTTGCATTTGGATGTTGATACCAATCTTACAGTTCTTCTTGACACTCTTCAGTACTGTAAGGATAATGACCTTATCCTCAATTACGTGAGTACTGGATTTGTTTATGGTCCAGATATTGTCTATGCGAAAGAAGATGATCCTTGTGATCCAAGAGGTTTCTATTCAATCACTAAAAGAACTGCCGAACAACTTCTAATCTCATTTTGCAAAACTTTTGATGTCAAGTATCGCATTATGAGAATTGCAAATGTCTATGGGCAAGATAAAACTATTTCCCCAAAAAAGAATGTTCTTGGATTTCTGATTGAGTTGATGAAACAAAATGATCCAATCACGCTCTATGATGATGGTATGCAACTCAGAGATTACATGCATGTAAGTGATATTTGTAGAGCACTTAAACTTGTAATGGACAGGGGTGAAGTCAATCAAATCTATAATATCGCAAGCGGAACTGCTTTACCGTTTAGAGAAATTATTGAAATGGTAAAGAAGAATCTTGGAAGTGAAAGTGAATTGGTTTCAATTGAAACACCAAAATTTAATCAAATAGCACAAGCAAAAAACTTTGCTTTAAACGCAGATAAACTTAAGTCTTTAGGATTTGAGCAGAAAATCTCATTGGAAGAAGGCTTGCAAACTCTCTGTCTGTGAGGTACAATATATACTAGGAGTAATTTTTCATCTATGAGTGATTATAAGAAAACAGCACTTGTTCTTGGTGCTGGTGGTTTTATTGGAAGCCACATGGTAAAAAGACTGAAGGCAGAAGGATATTGGGTTCGTGGTGTAGATCTTAAGTATCCTGAGTTTTCAATTTCTGCCGCAGATGAATTCGTTCAGGGAGACCTGAGGGATGCTGATTTTGTTCGTCGCGTCATTGAATTCAAAGGAGAACAGGGTAATTTTTACGCCAATGTTCCCTATCGTTATATCCAACCTTTTGATGAGATCTATCAGTTCGCTGCTGATATGGGTGGTGCAGGATTTGTATTTACAGGTGAAAATGATGCTGAGATCATGCACAACTCTGTGTCAATTAATCTGAATGTTCTTGAAGCACAACGTCAGTTGAATGAAACCTTTGATGGTGTGGATAAAGAATGGACTGCTTGCAATCGTCCTAAACTAGATTATCAGACCAAGATCTTCTATTCTAGTTCTGCTTGCATGTATCCAGAACACAATCAATTGGACCCTGATAATCCTGACTGCCGTGAAGAATCCGCTTATCCAGCAAATCCAGACTCTGAGTATGGTTGGGAAAAACTGTTCTCGGAACGTCTCTACTTTGCTTATAATCGTAATCATGGTATCCCTGTACGTGTTGCTAGATACCATAATATTTTCGGACCAGAAGGAACCTGGAAAGGTGGTAGAGAAAAAGCACCAGCAGCAATCTGCCGTAAGGTAGCAGAACTTCCTGATGATGGTGGTGAAATTGAAGTCTGGGGTGATGGAGAACAGACCCGTTCATTCTTGATTGTGGATGAGTGTGTAGAAGCGACTTTCCGTTTGATGAACTCTGACTTTATTGGACCTGTGAACATCGGTTCAGAGGAGATGGTGACAATCAATCAACTGGTGGATACTGCTGCTAAGGTTGCAGGGAAGACTGTTACCAAGAAGCACATTGATGGTCCTCTTGGTGTTCGTGGTCGTAATTCTAATAATGATTTGATTCGTGAAAAACTTGGTTGGGATTATTCTCAAGCACTTGAAGAAGGTGTCCGTAAAACCTATAATTGGATTAACTCTCAGATTAAAGTAGTACATCATCCTGTTTGAATATGAAAGTAACTATTCTTGGATCTGGTGGTCAGATTGGTGCATATCTGACAGAGTATCTTCGTGACAAGGGACATGAAGTAACAGAGTTTGATGTTGTAAATGGTGAGGATCAGGATCTTACCGCTATTCCAAATCCTAAACTTCAACATGACATTAGACTTTCTGATTTTGTATTTTTTCTTGCTTTCGATGTTGGTGGATCTAGGTATCTGAAAAAGTATCAGCATACCTACGAGTTTATTAATAACAATACTCGCATCATGGCAAATGTGTTTCAGTGGTTGAAAGAATATCGCAAACCATTTGTCTTTGCTTCATCTCAAATGAGTAACATGAGTTATTCACCGTATGGAGTGTTGAAGCGAGTAGGAGAACTTTATACTCAAACTCTCAATGGATTGACTGTAAAGTTCTGGAATGTCTATGGCGTAGAAAAAGATGCTGAAAAGTCTCACGTTATTACAGACTTTATTCGCAGAGGATTTGAGGAAGGTGAGTTTGAGATGCTCACTGATGGAACAGAGGAACGTCAGTTTCTTTATGCGGAAGACTGCTGTGAAGCATTGGAAACAATCATGAATTGTTACTCTGACTTCAAACCAACGGATCCTCTTCATATCACCTCTTTTAGGAATGATTCTATCAAGAGTGTTGCTGAAATTATTCAGGGACAATTCAATCTAGTTGAAAGGTTTGATGTAAAAATTAAACCTGGAGTCGCAAAAGATAGTGTTCAGATGGATAAGAGAAACGAAGCAGACAATTACATCACTGGATGGTGGATGCCCAAAACTACCCTTGATAAAGGCATCGCTAAAGTGTTTGCTGAAATGAAAAAGGAGTATAGTGAATGAGATACTCTGTATCACACTGGGCAGGAAGACTGGGAAATAACATTCAACAGACTGCAAATGCCATTATGCTTGCCGAACAAAAGGGACATACCTTTGAGCAAAACCTAGATCATGAAGTGATTGGTAAATTTGTTTGTAACTTTGGATCCGATGGACAGCACGTTGCTGGTAAGTTCTATAACTGGGAAGCAACCATGCACTGTGATAATGGAGTTCTTGAGGGTGGTAATGAAATCGGAATTTCTAAAGAACATGTGCATAAAAACATTCGTAGAATTTGTAAAGAATACATCTACCCAAATCTGAAAGTAGAACATCTAGATCCATTTGATGATGAAACTGTAGTAGTTCATATTCGTGGTGGTGATATTATTGAGAGGGAATATGAAAAACCTCACAACTATGTTCAAAATCCTCTGGACTATTACATGCTTCTTCTTGATATGTTTCCGAATATGATTGTTGTTACTGAACCAGTTAATAACAATCCTGTTCTTCCTGAACTTAAAAAGATTGATCGTATTAAGTTTCAAACTCTAACAGTTGCTCAAGATTATGCAACTCTTCTTGCTGCAAAAAATCTGGCAACTTCTGGTGTTGGAACTTTCGGTGTTTCCGCTGCTCTATGCTCTCATAATATTAAAAACCTTTATACTTCAGATGCTTACTTGACAGAACATCTAAATTATACTATGTTGTATGATACCGATGTTGTTATTAATGAAGTTGAATTGAAGGATTACATTCCAGTTTATCCTTGTAGTTGGAGAAACAACGAAGAACAAAGAAAATTAATGTTGGAGTATAAATTACCCGAATGAAAGTATTCGTAACAGGTTGCGCTGGACTTCTTGGTGCTAATTATTCTAGGCATTTGATTGCTAATGGGCATAAAGTAATTGGAATTGATGATCTCTCTGGTGGGCATAAAGCATTTGTCCCTCAGGGGGAAAATTTTACTTTTGTGAAATTGAACCTAGAGAAAAGAAAGAAAGTTGTAGAGTTGTTTGAAGAACATAAACCAGATGTTCTGTGCCACTTTGCTGCTTATGCCGCAGAAGGATTATCTCCTTTTATTCGCAACTATAACTATCGTAATAATCTTATTTGCTCTGCAAATTTGATTAATGAGTGTATTACTCACGGTACAAAGATGATCTTTACATCTAGTATGGCAGTTTATGGAGCTCAAGAACCTCCATTTACTGAAGACAAACGCCCACAACCAATTGATCCTTATGGTGTTGCTAAGTATGCTGTTGAGGTTGATCTTGAATTAGCACGTCAGCAATTTGGTTTGAAATATAATATTGTTCGTCCTCATAATGTTCTGGGCGTATATCAAAACATTTGGGATCGCTACCGTAATGTGATTGGTATTTTCATTCGCAAAACTCTGAATGGACAATCAATTCTTGTGTATGGTGATGGAGAACAAACTAGAGCATTCTCTGATATCAGATATTATATGGATCCCTTTGATAAACTTCTCACTGATTACGATGGTGAGACTTTTAATATTGGTGCTGATAAGTATTTCAGTTTGAATGAAGTTGCAAATGCAGTTCAGAGGATTGGTAAGAAGTATGGTTATGAGGTTCCAATTGAACATGGGGAACCAAGGCATGAGGTAAAACATGCTTACTGTGATCACACAAAAGCAAAGACTGTGTTAGAATTTAGAGATGAAACAAATCTAGATGAACTCATTGAAAGTGTGTTTGTTTGGGCAATGAAACAACCAAACAGAAAAGTTAAGAAAATGGACTATGAGGTTACAAAAGACATTTACGATTATTGGAAAGACTGATGGATCAATTTATTTTTCCCAACTGCAATAGGTATTTTAAAAAGGATTATGGCAATCTTCGTCATAAGTTTCCTGGTGCAGAAAATATTGAGAATAATTATTCTCAGGCATTTCAAGATATGTTTGTCTTGAGTATGTTGGATGGCAAAAGGAATGGAACTTATGTTGAAATTGGCGGAGATCATCCAGTTGTAATCAACAACAGTTATCTTCTGGAAAGTGAGTTTGGATGGAAAGGTGTATCATTTGAAATCATTCAGAGTGCTGTAGATTTCTATAATGATTTTCGTAAGAGTCCTTGCCTTTGTGAAGATGCAACTGCTGTAGATTATGCTGAAATTTTTGAAGAGAATGATCTTCCCCTACAAATTGATTATCTTCAAGTTGATATTGAACCTGCAGAGCAAACTCTGAGAGCACTTAAGAATATTCCTTTTGATCAGTATCGTTTTT